AGATTGCAACAAGTACGGACACACGGACTATCGCGGCGGCTTGGTAAATCGCATCGGGATTGATCGCGTGGTAGCGCTGGAATCATACCAGCCTGGCGGCAAGTGGACGCGTGAATGGTTGCTTGCCAAGATTGCCGAATACTCGGCTAAAGTGAAAGAGTTGAAGGGGAAAAGTGATGGCATACGTTAGCGTTGAAGTTGATCTTTCGGATTTCGATACGGATGAACTGGTTGATGAATTGGCTTCGCGGAAAGTAAGCGGAATGGACGCCGGCTCTGTGGCTGCTGCTTTTTTTGAGCTTCCACCTTTGAATAGCGAAGATGTGCATCCTCTGCACCGTGTCTATTATCGGCTCAAGCTTGGTGATGAATGTGGAGCGCTTGATGAAATCCGCACCTATTTGCAAGACCAATTAGGCGTCGTGCTGTGAATCCTCGCGGCCTTGTTCCAGTAGACCGCTGGCTTGGCCTGCGTGGCGAGGTGCTTGAACCTGCTGCTATGCTGTTTGTAGCGGTGGAGCGGGACGGTACAGGCTGTCGCTCTTGCCTCTTCGCTGGGCAGCGCGTAGCAGTCTGCAAAGCCGCTTGTGAGCTGGCCGCTCGCGCATCGATGCCAGATTGCGACTCCCCCACCGATCCCGGCAAGCGCATCATCTACGTTGCGCCGCCGAATGATCCTAGACAACACAAATTATTTTAATGGAGAATGAAATGACCGAAATTGCAAAAGTTCTTGACCCTTGCTGCGGTAGCCGCATGATGTGGTTTGATAAGGCTGACCCCCGCGCCATCTTCTGCGACAAGCGATCAGAAACAATCGTCGTTACCGACCGTACGCATCACGAGGATGGCACGCGCACGCTGCGCATTGAGCCGGATACATTGATGGACTTCCGCGAAATGAAGTTCGCTGATAACACATTTAAGCTTGTTGCTTTTGACCCCCCGCACCTTGAGCGCGCCGGGCCTAAGAGCTGGCTTGCTGCCAAGTATGGGAAGCTGTCGCCGGATTGGCGCGCAGACTTGGCCAAGGGCTTTGCTGAATGTTTCCGTGTTCTTGAGCCGCATGGCGTGCTGGTTTTCAAGTGGAATGAAACGCAGGTGAAGTTGGCTGAAGTTTTGGCGCTGACGCCGCATAAGCCGCTGTTTGGCCAGATTTCAGGACGATCTGGCATGACGCATTGGCTTGTTTTTATGAAGCCTGCATAGTCCTCGCCGCGCCCCTCTTCTAGCCCCTTCGTGGGGCTTTTTCTTTGCCGCCCTCGTTACAAATTTCCTCAAATAAAACTTGCGGTACTGTCGCGCTCGTGTAAGAATAGTCCTTGTCGATGTGGAGGCGTTGACGAACTGGAAGCCGCTTCGGTTTCTGTATTCTAAGGGTTGAATCCCGACTTGCCTCCACAAGCGAATGCAGAATCCCAAGCGGCTTTTTTGCGTTTAGCTTCCGCATCGACCGTGCCCCACACGAAAGCAAGCGCCCTACTTCGGCGGCGTGGGAGAAAAGAATAACGGTAGCGCAAATCATCGCGCAAGGTGCAATTCCTAAAATCCGTGGGCTGGCGTTGATCCTGTAGCCCAGGGCGTTACGACTAGATCGTAAGCTGACAGGAATCCCGTAAGGGGGTGACGCCCGAACTCTCTCTTTGCCTCATGCTTGGGGTTAGGGGGCGTTTGGGTGAAATATCAAAATACTTAGGATAATCATGAATCTGACCATTGCAGGGCAAGAGCAAAAGATGACGAGCCGGGAAATAGCAACACTGACCGGGAAAGAGCATAAAAACGTCGCCGCAGACATTCGCAAGATGCTGGGTGATCTTGGTTTAGATCTGCTGACTTTTCAGCGCATCTACAAAGACGGCTCAAACCGCGATCAGGTCGAGTATGCACTTGACCGAGAGCTTACTGATGTTCTCCTGACTGGCTACAGCACTCCGCTGCGCTTGAAGGTAATACGGCGCTGGCGTGAGCTTGAGCAGGTACAACCAAAAGCGCTAGACCTGAACGACCCGCAAGCCCTGCGCGCCGCCCTGCTTGGCTATACCGAAAAGGTATTGCAACTGGAAACGAAGGTTGCAGCTGACGCACCAAAAGTTGCCTTTGCCGAAGTCATCCGCGCCATGGATGGCGTTTGCCATATCGGCGAGTTCTGCAAGACCATGCGCATCGGCCGCAATCGCATGTTCAAGCGCATGAAGGAAGACAAGATTTTGATGGCCAGCCGCATGCCGTATCAGAAGTACATTGATAAAGGCTATTTCTCGGTCATCGAACAAACGCCCTACACGAACAGCAAGGGCGAAACTCACACCACATTTACAACGATGGTCACGGGTGCCGGTCAGGTTTTCTTGGCTCGTCGCTATGCAGACATGATTGGGATTTCGAAATGAAAACAGTTTATGTCGTGATGGCAAATAGTCCAAGAAGCTTTGGCGATGTTCCGCACTCGGTCTATCTGACGCGTCGAGCCGCACAAGATGCCATTGACAGGCTAGAGAAAAAATCGCGCTCGTTCTATTTCATTGAGCGAGCAAAAATGGAGATTCCAGAATGACCACGCTCCCCGACTGGCTCCCCCTGCCTGAATGGGAAGGCTACGTAGAGATGCGCCGCAAGATGCGCAAGGTGATGACGACGCGCGCCGTAGCCCTGCGCATCGCCGAACTCGACCAGATGCGCATCGCTGGCGAGAACATCGGCGCGGTGCTGGATCAATCGACCGTGCATAACTGGATCGGGGTATTCCCGGTCAAGCCGCAAGACCGTCGCCAGGACTCGCGCAACACTGGCCCGGACATGAGCCGCCTTGGTAAAGCAGGGCAGGCGACCGCAAACAATGCCATGGACTGGCTGGAGGGGAATTGATGAAAGTTGCAGACTTGATTTGTGCGGATCTTGATATGTGGGTTGCGCGCGCGAGTGGTGCCAAGGAATCGCATGGCGCTTGGTTTATGCCAGATGGTCAATTTGTTGACCCGATTACGTCTCAGAGAACATTTGCGCCATCCATGTATTGGTCTCAGGGCGGACCAATAATCGAGAGAGAGCGCATCGCCATCGACCCTATCACTCGTAACCGAAGCCATACAGCAGAATGGCAAGCACAGGTATGGGTGCCGTTCGCCGTGCAAACCGGCGCAACTCCACTTATTGCCGCTATGCGTGCGTTCGTGGCTGGGAAGTATGGCGATGAGGTCGGCGATGCTTGATACCCTCGATGAAAAGCGACGCTTTGCCTCTCTACTGACTGCTCTTAGCGACTACTACCGCCAGGAGATAAGCAAAGGCGTTCTGGCGCTGTACTGGGAAGGATTGCGCGCATACGACTATGAGGCAGTAGAAAAGGCCGCATGGGCACATACGCAGAATCCAGAGCAGGCTGGCAGCTTCATGCCCAAGGTATCCGAGTTCGTCAAGATGATGCAAGGCAGCACCGGCGACCAGTCGGCTATCGCATGGTCGAAGGCAGAGGAGGCAGTAAGGCGCGCTGGCCCGTATCAAGACGTGGTTTTCGATGACGCAATCATTCACCGCGTGCTTGCCGATATGGGCGGCTGGATCTGGCTTTGCTCGCAGGATGACAAGGCGTGGCCGTTCATCGGGAATGACTTCAAAACGCGTTACAAGGGTTACAGGATGCGCGGGGAGGTACCGGACTATTCGCCCGTGATGATCGGCCAGGCAAACGCCTACAACAGCAAGGCGGCGGCTAATTTCATGTTCAAGCCGCTGATGATTGGCGACAAGGACAAGGCGCAGGCCGTCATGGCTGGCGGCACAAGCGCCCCGCTGATCCAGATGCAGCACGCTACAGCAGCAGTACCCACCCTTGCGCATGAGGCGCTAGGCATTAAAAAACAGAAGGAGAGCTAAGCATGTTGAAAATGATTTGGGCTTTGTTTTTTTGCAAGCACCGCTGGAATTTTGAGCGGAACATTCATGGCGATGAAATCAATATACGCGGCGGAAAGCGCAGCGAATACTGGTGCGAGAAGTGCGGACTGTACGAGTATCGCCCATCGCTACATAAAGACGAAAAATAAATGCAAACGCATGTTGCAAACGCATTCATGATGCGCTATAGTTCTACCCATAGGCAGCGCATACTGTGATGCCAAACAAGGAGAGTAAAAATGGAACGTAAAGCAACTGAAAATTTTCAAGACTACAAATCGCGCCGCGCTGTTTCGAATTTGGCAGTAAAAAATATCAACAAGGATTCCAAGGGCGGAACTCGTACCTCTCGCCAGATGCTGCGCGACAGCATGAAACAAGCTGGCAGTAAATTGGGCGGCTATGGCAAAATTATTCGCGCTCATTTCGATAGCAAGCGCGCTCAAGCATAATTTTATTGCGCGCCAATTTAAGCCTTGGCGCGCACATTGGAGGAATTATGCCATCAAAGCAAACAGCCGCCATGCATAAGGCCCAGCGCCTTTACATGGCTGGCGAGACGAACGTAAAGGCCTTGGCCAAGAAATGCAAGGTTGACCCATCGAGCATTTATCGAGCAAAGTGGTTCCAGGCTATCAAGGCAGCGCAGAAATGAAAAAGCCGCGCAAGCCATACAAGCCAAAGCAAGTACACCCTGGCGGTGGATTGGTTGCGCTGGCAAAGCTGCATCACCGGGCAGAGGATCGCGTACCACTGCACGATAGCCAGCAGCGCGACCTGTCGTATCACCATTGGGCGGCGCTGGAAAACTTGCGCAGCGGCGCCGGCGACTATGAATCGTGGGAATGCATCGTATCGGCGCTTAACATCGGCATGGCGCTGTGCGAGGGCGGAATAGGCCCGGAATGCATAGATGAAATGGTAAGCGCGCAGGAGGCCGCAATTCGCGCCAAGGTTCGCGCAGATCGTCACGGCGCGCATCGGTTGGATGGCGAGGGGCTGCGCATCATCACCGAAGCCCTGCGCACGCATGATGCACAACTTGAGTTGGCGCAGCGTAAAGAAGTCATTGCAGCGATACAGCTTGTCCGGCAGCGCGTAGCAGAAGGTAACGTTTTCACAATCGAACCGATAGGAGAAGTAGCATGAAAATCCGCACAGCCGCCCACCCAATCCGCCGCGCCCTGTGGCGCTTCGACAGCCTGTGCCACCGCCACCAGTGGGTGCCGCTCGTCGGCGTGCTGATCTGCATCCTGTTGGTATCCGCAATTTAATGGCCCACGGGCCGCATTGGAGAAGATAATGGAAAATATTGATAAGCCATGGTGGGTGAAAGAACTTGAATCGATTTTCAGTGCGTCGAGAGGAAGTCAGATCACTGACGACATGAAACGCTCGGCAAACATCGCATTGAAAATTGTTCGCGGGGAAAAGTGGGATGACGAAGCGCAAGCATGGATTCCTGGCCCGCCATCGTGGGAAGTCGCCGCGCCCCAAGTGGTAGCGGATGAGCGGAAATTGCCGCCACTGCCTCAATACTTCCCGGATATCGTAAATATAAGGGCTGATGAAGAATTGCGCGCACAAGATTACGCGACGCAATACGCCCGTGCCGCCTTGCAAGCCGCCCAGGTGCAGCCCTTGGCTGTGCCGGATAGTTCTCACTGGCTTGACACCCCTCAAACAGCACTCGGAGGAAAGACGGCCCGTGAAGGCTATGCGGCCAACCCTATGTACGCGGATATATACGCCGCCCCAGCAGCGCAGGGCGATGCCAGGGACGCGGAACGCTGGGAGAAACTTTGCCGATTAGGCGCTGCAAAGAAAATCAGCAAAACAGTGTGGGAAGCAATTGAAGGGTACGGATCAAACGAGGAGCAAGGCTGCTATTCGACAAATCTTGAATGGGCAATTGATAACGAAATTGAGGTTCCAAAATGAGCATTGACAGCCCTGAATTCAAGAAGACTGCAGAAGCATGGGCCGTACTATTTGCTGACCCCGTAAGCGAAATTTGCGAGGCATCCGAAAGAACTGCATGGAATGCATTGGTAGGCTACATCGACGCCGCTATCGCTGCCAAGGCGGCATCATGAACAGCCAACAACGCCGCAAGTATCGGCGCGCCAATCCGGGGCCATCAAGCTGCTTCCTGCAAGGCTACAGCGGCGGAACGCAATATCCAGACCTGATGTGCCAGGACGGCTACATGCGCGACATGGATGATGACGGCTACGACCCTTCCACCTGGGCACAACCGTGCAAGAACTGCAATCCTGTCGAACATGCCGAATGGCTCAAGGAGTTGGCCGACGAAGAAGACGATATGCCAGCGCCTACGGGCGAGAAGGAATGAAATGAATGCAACTGAAGCTGTCGCCGTGCTGCGTGATGCCATCGAGAAGCACTGCGATCCAGAATGGGAGTGCAATAGTGACCATCCGGCTTTGCTGGCTGCCTTGGATGCTACCGCCGCCATCGCCCCGCCAGTAGCTGCGGGGAGCGTGGATACGAGCGGAATGCAGCGGTACACCCCGGATATGGTAGGGGAAATGGTCGAGCATGTAGAAGGTGACTATGTGTTGCACGCCGATGTCATAGCTTGGGGCGTGCAGCAGCGGGAAGCGGGGCGGAACGAGGTGGCGGAACGTAAGTTTATCTGGACTAGTAGCAATCCTCCTGGAACTTGTTTGCAATGCAACGATAGGGAGTGCGTATATGGAAGCGGATACTGCGCCTCATGTGTTTATCGGTTCACCACCAACGAAGATGTGCATGATTTGCGCCAGCGCGCCGAGAAAGCCGAAGCTCTTCACAAAGAAGCAGACGAAATAGCCTCTGAATTATTGGAAGATGCCAATGAAGTTTGCCTGGATTTAATGAAAGCCGAAGCCCGCGTGAAGGAGCTGGAAGCGCAAATTGCAACGGATGATCGTGTTCTGAGGATCACAGAATAAGCTTTTTGCATTCTGAAAAGTAACCCGCCACCGCGACGGCCTCGCGGCTTAAAGGAGAAAATCATGAGCAGGGCAACAGTAATTGAACTTGGCTTATGGGGAGCATTTTTCGTATCCATCATCACCGGCGACATGCATGTGATACTGCAATTCGGCGTCGGCGCTCTGGTCATCAGCGCATTGAAAAAGGGATAACATCATGGGAATCATCGCCACATCAGAATTTTGGAGCCTGATTTTTGTAATAGCTGGACTGTATACCGCGCTTAAAATATTGGCTGCGCGGCGAGAAATCAACTCAATGCCGAAGCCGCAAGACGATGGCCAGGCACAGGAAGACGAATCCCAGCGCCGCCGTATGGTGCAAGAGGCCGACAGCAAGCCATGCGCCGATCTGGAACCGTTCTGTGGTGAGGGGAAGAAGCCATGAAGCTGCTGCTGATCCTGGTTGGCTTCTTCGCCTGCATGTCTGTCGAGCGGGTAGGCTTCCGTAAGTGGTCGTTCGTGTTCCGCCCGGGAATTCTCTTTCTCCTGGTTATAGTGGCGCTGCTATGCTCTGGGTGTGATGCTCCAGTGCATGCAAAATATGACCAATGCATGCGCGCCGAGCTGTTCAAAGCATGCCTTGCCGCCGTTCCTGTGGGTCCTGTATCGGTGCATCATAACGACTGGGGAAAGGTTGTTGATGAATGCGAAACGGCTTCAGCCATGCAGTCCTTACGAAACCCACAGTACATTAAGCCGGAGTGCAAAACATGAACCGCGAACCAGTAGAGCGCGCCCTAGCCGCAGCGCGCAACGCCCACGCAATCCAGCGGCAAGCAGTGCGTCATCATCCGCCACATGCCGCGTGGTGAGCGCCATCCTGATCTTGTGGCCATTCACGAGCAGGAAATCGCTGATCTGCGCGCCCAGGTACGGCACATGCATCGGAGGCAGTCATGAGAGAGCGCGAAGAATGGGACTACGGTCCGTTTAAGGTCGGCGATGTGGTGGAGTGCCACGGATTAACATTTGATCATGACAGGATTGGCATGGGTGCAGAGATTATTTTCGGAAAAGCAGAACGTAGAGTACAACATAACATTGTTGGAAATGTTTCAATTATCTGTTATGGCGTCGAGTGGGAAGATGGCGAACAGTCATTTATCCAGGAGAAAAATTTGCGCCGCCGCAAGCCGCCTATGACTGGCCTAGAAGACGTGCTGCAGATGTTCGATAAGCAGCCTGATAGGATAAAGGAGCTGGCATGATTTACGCAGCCTATGAAATCTGCCCAATGTGCAAAGGCCCACACTCGCTTGACCACTGCCCAAGATGGCGGGGAATACGGAGGAACAAATGAAACACCCATCCCTAGGCGCGCAGCTTGCCGCAATCAAAGAGCTTGCATTGAAGGACGTAGGCCGCGAGAACTTTGCCGACATTCATACGTGGCATACGGCAGCTTGCAATGGTCAAAGCGAGCACTGCGATACGTCGCAATTCAGCGAAAAAATTATTGAAAGAATCGCCCACATCTATAGTGAGAATTTCGATTAGGCATGGTATAGTTTGTACATGGTGATGGCGCGGCATTGGCCATTTCCCCAAGGCTAACAGAGTGTGGACAAACCGTAAGTACGCCTAAGCACGCGAACCTTGACGACGGTCGGAGAAAGTGCCGATGACACCCGATAATTTCGGGCTTGTAGGAGCTGAAACCTTCCAACAGCAGCCTTGCACGGCTTACGCGTGCTTCCTCAATCCGGGTTAGCGCCGGATACTTTCATCAGCTTGACCGCCGGAATGGCTGGGCTGCTGAAATACGTTCTACCAGGGGCAAGCTGCTATATGCTAAGAGGTACAGGGGTGTGAGAATCCCAAAGATCAAATGCGATGTAGCTTAGTTGGTGGAGCAGCAGACTGTTAATCTGTTGGTCGTGGGTTCGAATCCTACCTTCGCAGCCAGTTTTAATGCCGGATTAGCTCAGCCAGGTAGAGCAGCTGCCTTGTAAGCAGAAGGTCCTAGGTTCAAATCCATGATTCGGCACCAGGTAAACTCGCCGCAGCCGATGCGGCCGCCTCCGGGCGTGACCTCCAACCTCATGACGCAGGGGTATCGGTAGCGTAGCGCGCTTGAAGCATGAGTTCCGACGATACTGTGATTCTGTGTAGCATTCAAGCAAACCGCACGCTGTGAAGCGCCGGCCCCTTCGGGGGATGACCCCTACAACATCAAGGAGTCATTATGTACGTTCTGATCTTCATTTTCGCCATGGGCGGCTACAGCGACAATACGCCACAAGTGGTAACTTCTGAATTCAATACTTTCGCTGCATGCAAGGCAGCCGCTGATGTATTGTCCGCCCGCGTTCCTGGCGTAAGGGCCGCTGTCTGCGCAGCCAAAGGGGAGAAGAAATGAGCGCTGACATTCTTCAATTCACAGGCGAAACTCTGCGCGACATTCCGCCAGACCAAGTTCTCACCGAAGCAGTAGGCAAGCTCGACAAGGTAATCATCCTAGGCTTCAAGAAAGATGGCGAGTTGTACATGGCGGCATCGTGCGGGAAAGTTCCGGAGGCAATATTCCTTCTGGAGTTATGCAAGATGCATCTTATGGAGGGCGCGAAATGAACATCGACCATCTTCGTAACTATCATGCTTGCCATCCGTCGCCGTACCCATCTGAAAATATCGGGAGGGGTCTTCCGCAAGTTTCGCCAATAAAAATTGAGCAGCGCGCGCATGATGCAGCTATGGCTCACCTAGTCGTATTGGGTGCGCAGGGATCAGATGATGCTACTAATGCCTACCAAGGGGTGTATGAATCAATCATAGCTGCTGATATGGCCGCCAACATAGAGCGGTGCGGAGGGCATCAGAAGGCCGTAGAAAAGGCTGTCGATATGGCCAGACTTCATGAACAAGGACTTGCAGCTGTGTCGATGATGGAATTGCGCATAGAGAGAAACCGGCTCAAAGATCAAATTGAAGATAGCAAGAAGAACGACGGCGTAACACGGTGGGCCGAGAATTTGAGCTTTGCTGCTATAGGCGCTATCCTGGGCGAGCTTGCGATGTGGCTTAAGTAAGTCGCAGATAAATCCATTACGCAACGTTCTGTTGTATCATCGCACCATGACAATAGTAGGAATATGAGCATGGGCCGTCCCTCCAAACTAAGCGAAGCCCAATGGGCGCAGATAGAGAAGCGCATCCATGCTGGTGAGACTCCAGCGCGCTTAGCTGCTGAGTTCAAAATAGACCGAGCAGCCATCACTCGCAGGCTTTCGCAACAGGTGCGAAACGTTAAAGCCGTTGCAAATCAATTGGTTGCAGCGGAGGACGCTTTGCGTGATTTACCTGTTGCGCAACAATTGACCGCAATAAGTCTCGCTGACCAGCTCAGAGCGATGAGCGCGCACCTGGCAAACGCGGCCACCAATGGCGCCTACACGGCTTCGCATGCCTCCAGCCTGGCACGCACTATGGCTATTGGCATGAGCACATTTGATCCCACCGACGACGAGTCTATCGCCAAGGTGCGCAGCATTAATGCCCTGACCAACTTGGCCAACAGTTCCAGTGAGATTGCCCGTGACTTGCTCAAGGCGAACAAGGAGAAAGCCGGAGAGCTTGACGAGCCTGGCCAAATGAACTGGACAATCAACGCCGTTGCGCCATCTGCCAATGCAAGTTGATATTCCTGAAAAGCTGATGTTCATGCTTACCAGTAAGGCGCGGTACATTGGCGCCCGTGGTGGCCGGGGCAGTGCTAAGTCTTGGACGGTGGCGCGCATCATGCTTATCCTTGGCACGACGCGGCGTATGCGGTTCCTCTGCACGCGTGAGGTGCAGAAGTCCATCAAGCAGTCTGTACACAAGCTGCTAAAGGATCAGATTGAGGCGCTCGGCCTGCAACGGTTCTATCAGGTGCTGGATACTG